GCCATTGGCCATCCACGCGATCATCCCGTCGCGCGATGGCAGGAAGCGCCAGCCGCCATCGGTCCACAGCGCGACACCGCCGCCCTGCCCTGCCCAATCGCCCACCGGCGCGTTGCCGATAAGCCAGCTTGTCGCCTCAGCGGGCGCTATCGGCGGCGTGTCCGAAGGTTCGGCTTCGACGACCAGATGCAGCAGGTGGTCGATGTGGACCAGTGCTTCATTATGGGTGATTTCCTTCTGCGCCTGTCCCGCCTGAAGCAAAGGCAGGGAAAAGCGGTGGCTGCGTTCGGACAATTTGCTCTCCTGTCAAGGAATGATGAAGTTGCGCGTCGCGGCCCGCCCGCCGCCGACTAGCGCGCTGAGTTGCGCCACCCGCACGGTCAGCGCCGTCACCGGTCCACCTGCGTCGGCGGCCTGCATGGCGGCATCGTAGCGCCATTGCGGCGCATCGGTTTCCACCTCTCGTGCGACGCCGCCCGCCGGCTCTATGCGCACCCGATAGCGCTCGACTGCCTCGCCCAGCGGCGCGTCGACGCCGTCGAGCCAGGCCCAGCCTTGCCGGCTGCGACGGGTCCACCGCAGGCGGATGGCACGGTCCGCCTCGCGAACGGCATTCAGGAAAACGGGCGAAGGCGGCCGCAACGCCAGGCCGTCCACCGGATAATCCAGGGAAATCCCCGAATCGATCGGCTCGCCCGACAGGCCGGCTCGTAACGCAACCCTTCCGCCGACGCGTTCGATCGGCAGGTCGAGCGGCACCATCAGGTCGGGGTCGAGCAGGACGAAGCGTTCCCCCGCGACATGGCCGTCGATCGCCGCCTCGCTACCCCATCGGCCGCGCAACATCCGGGATAACCGATATTGGCGGGGGCCGATCAAGGCGGCCTCGCCATATTGGATGAGTTCGCCACCGACCAAGGCGAGATTGGCACCAGAATGGATCAAGGCGTCGGTCGCGCCCTCCAACGCCATGCCGTCATTGGCAAGCAGCACGTCCAGCCGATTGCGGTCGTCCCGAAGGGCGGGGCTGCTGCCACCCGGCGGGCTGGTGACGACGCCCACCGCCATGCCGGGCGCCAGCCTGCCTTCCGCCTGCCAGCTTGCGCCGCCATCAAGGCTGCGCGAAAGCTGGGCGCCCCGCCAGCCGCTTTCAGTCCCGGCCGCCGCCGCCCAAATGCGCGGCATTGCCGGCAGCGCATCGCCCATCGCGGGCAGTTCGAAAGCGTGAAGAACCGTCTCGCCCTGCGGTGCGACGCTCTGTTCCATTGCCCGGCCGGGATCGCTCAGCGCCATCGGCGGCGTCGGCGGCCCCACCCGCTCCACCTCCATGGCGACCACGCCGTCTTCATAGGACCAGCCGCGCACCAGCCAGCGGTCATCGCTGTGCGGCAAGCGCAACTGGTCGCCCGGCCGCAACGCAAGATGGTCGAACGGCACGCTCAGCCTTGCCGTCGTGCCGCGCGCCCAGCGATCGGCAAGGCGGCGTTCGGCGAGCATCTTGGCAACGCCGGCATCCAGCGCGGCCGGCAGTTCAACCCGTTCCTCGCGCACGCCGGCCACGCCCCGCCGCGCGCGTTGCAGGCCAAGCTGATAGTCGCGCGCCACATCAAAATAGGTGATGCTGATCGTGCCCGGCAAACGGTCGACAGCCGGCGCCGACACCTGCGCCCCGCCCTGCCCGCCGCTTTCTTCGCGACCCGCCCCCAGCGCGTCGGGCGCAATCGGGGTGGTCGCACCGTCCGGCCCAACCGCAACCAGCCGCAGCGCGGCGCCATCGTCGGCCAGCGAAATTCGCCCGGCCTGATCGAAACTTTCCAGCACCGCCCGCGCCGCGCCCGCGCCGCTCACCGCAAAGCCTTCGAACTGCGCGTCGAAACCCTGTGCCGCCGCCAGCAGGTCGCCGGCGATGTCGTTGGCGACGTGCCCAAAGCCGGTCCGGCCGCTGTCGGCTTCCACCTCGAAGGTCAGCATCGGGATACGGTTGCCGAACTCGCTCAGTTCCAGGTCTTCCAGCACGACATAGGCAAGGCCGCGATAGGCGGGCGTCGCGGCCGCGCCTTCGGCGCTGGCGATCAACGGGTCGGGCAGCTGCGCCTCGCCACCAAGGTAGGTGCGCGCAGTCACCGGCACGGTCCATCGGCCATGCTCGCGGATCAGGCGCCCGTCCGCCCACACCCGATCGATGGCGCGGATCGGCCGCGCCGACAGCGCCACCGCCAGCGAAGCGGAATAGGTATAGCTGACCGTCTTGGGCCGTCCCTTGCCTCCGCCGGACTTGTGGCGATCCTCGGCAAGATCGGTCGCCCATATCATCTGGCCGGCAACCCGCATTCGGCCGTGCAGGCGCGGAATCGGCTGGCCATAGCTCGATCCCTGCACCGCCAGGTCGCCCAGCCGCGGTCCCACCTGGCGGCGCGGCGCGAACAGGAACTGGTCGGCGGCCTGCCCGGCTATCGCGCCGAATATCCCGCCGATCGGTCCGGCAAACGCCGTTCCAACGGCGGTCAGCAATATTGTCGCCATCGCGCTCTATCTCCGCTTCGGCCGCCACACTGAAAGCACCGGCTGTTCGGGCCATCCGGGCGTTTCGACTATCTTGCCCAGCCCGGCATGGGCGTGGACGAAGCCATCGGGCGTCCGCACGGCCAGATGCCGTTGCCCTTGGGACGGTGCGATCAGCAATATGTCGCCGCGCCGGGCGGCGCCGGGAGGATGCCCCTCCAGCCCGCTTGCGCTCAGCGCCGGTTCGAACCGCCCGCCATTGTCGCCGCTCAGCCGATAATCGCCGGGCGCGCGCACCCGCACCCCGGCCTCGTGCAGCGCGATCGCGACCAGCCCGACACAGTCCAGCCCGCCATCCCTTGTCCGTCCCTGTACGCGGAAGCGCGCGCCAACGCATCGCCGCGCCGCCGCGACGACTTCATCGCCCCGATCGTCCACGTCAGACCTCTCAACCGCCGGGATAGCGTGTCAGCACGTCCGTCCCCGGCACATGTGGCTCCCCGCGAAAGTTCAGCACATTGCCGAACCGCGCCATGCAGCTCGCCAGCCGTTTGTCGCACCCCTCGCGGATGACCACCCGGTCGCCCACCGCAATCGGCATGCGCAATGGTTCGCGCAGCGTCAGCACCACGCCGGCGCTGGACAGCAGCGCCGCCTCCAGCCCCGCCGCGGCGCCGCTCAACACCCGCATCCGGCCATAGCCATATGCGTTGATGCCGGACGCCACGGCGGCGACGGTGATCGCCGTCTGCGTATCCACCGCGACGACAACGGTTGCTCGGGTGCGCGGCCCCAGCGCCACCCGGCACCGCTTGTCACCCAGCTCGGCGCGACATTCCGGCGAAGTCAGCTCCAGCGCGGCGCGTTCCAGATCCACCGCCGGGCCGCGCAATTCCGCCGTAAAGCTGCCGTCGCGCCGTTCCACCGCGCCCAGCAGCCCGCGCGCCAGCGGCAATGCGCCCAGCATCGGCTGTTCCCAGTCCACCATGAACAGATTGAGGCTTGCACCGTCGAAACGGCCCGCCGCCAGATCAGCTGCGTCGATGCCGCCGCTCGACAAAGCTCCCGACACCTCCATGGTGTCCGCCTCCAGCCCGTCGCTCAGCGCCACCGCCGAAGACAGCATCCCTGGCGCGGCGCGATGCCACAGGCCGTCGATCATCAACCCCCGATCATGGCCGGTGAAGCCAAGCGCGATGCCGTCGGTGCGCACCACCCGCCAACACAGCGCCAGGCTGGTCACCTTCGCCTGCACCCACGCGGCCAGCCCTTGTGGAAGCGCGATCATGGCGCTTCCCGGATTTCTACCAGCGCCACGCTCGGCACCTCGCCCGCCCGGAAGTTGGCCAGCGCCAGGTCCAGCCGGTCCTCCGCGAAACGCACTGGCACATCGAACAGGAAGCCCGCCGTCACTGCCTTCCCGCTTGCCGGCGGATCTTCGAAATCGACAAAGCCGCCGGGCGCCAGCACCCAGCCCGTCAGCCGCTCCACCCCGCCCGACGCGACCCGCACGCTGGCCGGATCGGGACGGGTGATGCGCCTTTCCTGCCATTCACCCCCGCCGCCATAGCGCTTGGTGAGCGCAAAGCGCGTCGCCACGCCGTCTCCCGTGCCGATCGGCTGGTCGAACGGCGTCACCGCCGCCCCGTCATCGCGGGAGCCATGGTCGATAGGATCGCGAAAGCGGAATCCCGCCGCGCGACCCCGCCGCGCCCGAAAGAAAGCCGCCAGCTGCTTCAGGTCGCTTTCCGAACGCACGCCGATGCCGGCGTCATAGTCCATGCGGGCATCGCTCCATTGGCTGTTGCGATGCTCATGGCCGGATGCCGTAGTCACCACCTCGGTTGAAAAGCGCGGCCCGCCGCTCGCGGCAAACCCCAGGTCCAGCGGAAACAGCACGTCATGAAAGGCTTCCACCGCCTCCACCTCCTCAAAATGGACGAACCCGTCGCGGATCACCTGCGGTAAGGCCCACACGAAAACGTCCGGAACGCCGCGCGCCATCGCCTGATGCGCGGCGTCGGCGACGCCGGACCACAAGTGGCGGTCTTCACCGTTCAGGACGAAACCCGCGAAATAATGCTGGTCGGAGATCGGGTAGCCCAGCCGCTGCGTCACCGCCGCGGCGGCGCGCCGCGATGCCGAATGGTCGCCGGCGATGACGAAGTCGTAATCCTCAAGCTGCAGGACATTGAACGCCGGTTTCGCCCAGGCCAGCGGCATGTTGACGCGCCCCAGTTCGGGCGCGGCGCCCAGCACCTGCGGCGCATAGAACAGCAGGAGCGTCTCCGCGTCGGCCGCCGCGGCAAGCACCGCATCGCGCAGCGCCAGCGTCGACGCACCCAGCACCGCGCCCGCGGCGTCCAGCAGGGCGATCTGCGCCGCCGACAACGGCTCGCGGACATCGGCGATCTCGGGCGCCGGCACGCCATAGGCGGCAACCGACGCTGCATCATAAAGGGCCGGTCGGTGATCCGGCCCTACCCAATACCATGGCTCGCCGATCTGGAAGCGCACAGGTTGTCCCGCCGCGACCGCGATGCCGACAAAGGCCAGCGCCACCGCCCGCAGATAATCCATCGCCGCCGCGTTGGCGGGCGACAGCAGCGCCGATGGCGGCTGCCATCCGGTCAGCGCCGGCGTCCCGTCGAAATGGCGCTGCTTCCAGCCTTCCGGGCAATGCGCGTCGAACAGTTCGTAGGACAGCGACAGGATCAGCTCATATCCCGCCGCCTTCGCCCTGCCCGCGAAGTCGGCATGCCATCTGGCGCAGGGCTGGTTCAGTACGCCGCCCGCCGCGCCGGCAACAAATCCCGCGCCGTCCCAGCCCAGCCGGAAATAATGGCTCATCCCGACATAGTGATTGATAACCTCGCGATAGCCGAGCGCCACTGCATTGTGCAGCAGCCGTTCCGGGGTCATGTGATAGCTGTCGTCATAACCGCCGGCGAGGCGCAGGGCATGGGGCGGCACCAGCGCATCGCCAACGTTAAGCACCGATCCCGCACCATCGCAGGCCATGCTCGTCAGCTCCACCCAGCCTTCGGCCGGCGTCGCCAGCGGCATTTCCGCGCGGGTATAGCCCGGCGGCACCAGCGAGATGAACATGCGGTCGACGTCGCCCGCCCACACCGGGTCGCTTTCATCCGGCAGCAGGAAGCCGCCCTCGATGCTCGCGAAGTCCAGCACCACTTGCGCGTCGGTGGGGCTGCCGTCGGCATAGTTCCACAGCCGCACGAACCATTGCCGCGCCGCACCGCTTGCGTCGCGCCCCTGGATGGTCAGCGTCGGCCCGTCGATGGCGTCAAGCGGCATCAGGCCGCCCGAACGCCAGCGAAAGCTGAGCACGCACGCCCTGAAATCGCGCGATGTCTCATAACGCAGTAGCGGGTGGTCGTGGACGTCCTCGGCTTCCCAGATCAGCCCGGCCAGGTCGTCCTGGCGATAGAAGACCGCATCGACGCGCAGGCCATCGTCGCCCAGCGTCGTCGCCGCCGCCATCATCGGGCGGGGAAAATTGACCGTCCACCACGCCGGCGCGAAGCGTTTCAGCCAGTCGCGCCGTCCCTGATCCTTGGCCGAAGCCAGCCACCAGCCCATCGTTCAGCCCTCCGCGTCGGCAAGCGCGCGGCGCACTGCCCGCGCCACCTGCGCGCCGGTGCGCTGCATGCCGGCGCTGCCCGCCTCGCGCGGGGCGGACACATTGACCGTCACGCTCACCGCGCCGCGGCCGCCGCCGGCCGCGACGACTTTGCCGCTCGCCGTCGGCACGAACAGCTCCGGCCCGCGCTCGCCGACCACATAGGCCCGCCCGCCCGTCACCGGCCCGCCGGTCGCCCGTCCGGGAAAGCCCAGCACCTTGGGCAGCAGCGAACCGATCGTCCCCGCCAGCCCGCCGCCGCCACCGCCCAGCAGGCTTCCGACGCCATTGCGAACCGTTGCCGACGCGATCTCGCCCAGCACCGTCAGGGCCGTGCGTCGCAGATCGTCGAACCCCAGCTTGCCGCTGCGGATCGCCCGCGACAGCGCCCGGTCGATGACGTCGCCCGCCTGCGCCGCGCCTTCGGACAGTGGCCCGTCAAGCTGCCCTCGCATCGCCGCAACATCGCGCGAAAATCCGCCGACATCGGCCCGCACCGAAATCACCAGCCGTTCCAGTTCCTCATCCATCGGGAAATTTCTCCATCAATGTCCTGAGGTCGTCCGCGCTCGCCGCCGCCTCGTCCTCGCTGCCGGCCAGCGCCGCGACAACGCCGGCGACCTCCGGCGTCGCCCGCCAGAAGGTGTCGGGCGCCCAGCCAGCAAGCGCACAGACCTGTCCCGCCAGCCGCGCTGCCCGCGCCATGAAGTCGCTCATCGCCCCTTGAGGATCTGGATCATCAGCACGCGCAGCACCGGCGTCGACGCCGCCAGCCCGGCCGCCGTCACCCATTCGCCGAACTGCGCGCGATCCGGCCGCTCGCCATCGATGCAGTGCCAGAACAGCGCCACCGTCCCGGCCAGCGACAATCGCCCTTCCGCCGCACGATCGACCAGCGCGAACAGCGGCCCCAGCTCCCCTTCTGCCGCGACCAGCGCCGCAAAGCTCGGCCGCAATCGCCAGCCGACGCCGCCGGCCACCAGTTGGGCCTCGCCCCGTGCCGGGTTGGCGTTCACAGCAAATTCACCGCGCCGGACGATTCCAGCGCCAGCGTATAACTGCGCTCGCCGTTGAAATCCCCGGCATAGTCCAGCCGCTGCACCAGGAAGCGCCCGCGCATTCGCTCGCCGCTTTCGAAGCTGACCTCATAGTCGTCGATCACACCGGCCAGGGCGTTCGACTTGATCCGGTTTTCCGCCGCCGATCCGGTGAACACCCCCGCGCCGGAAATCGACACCGAACGCACCCCCGCGCCCGATAGCAGCTCGCGCCACCCGCCCGATCCCTTGTGCGTCACCACCACCGCCTCGCCGTTGATCGACAATTGCGTGGTCTTCATGCCGGCCACCGTCGCATAAGCCGGCACCGTCGCCCCATCGCCCACCTTCAACAGGAAGGCACTGCCTTTTTCGGCCGCCATATCTCGCCCGTTCCCTAGTTTTTCAGCGTCAGCGCGCGAAATTCGATCACACCCTGGTCCGGCCCCCTGGCATCGCGCAGCACGAGACTGCGGACGGCTCGAAAGCTGACCAGCCGATGGCCCTCCAGCGCGCTGGGCAACCCCGCCAGCGCTGCCTCCGCCGCCGCCATCATCTGCCGCAGCGCTACCGTGTCGCCATCGTTCGCCCAGATAGAAAGCTGCACGCGATGCGTCCGTCCCTCGCCGGTCTTGTGGCTCCAGTCGCCGACGACATCCGCGCCGAAGCTGGCGAAAGGCAGCGTCTGGCCCGGCGGCGGCGTGTCGAACACGCCCGTCGCCAGCGCGGAAAAAGTCGCGTCACCGGTCAGCGCCGCGACCATCGCCTTCTGCAAGGCCAGGCTCGCCGCGCTCATGCGCCGCCTCCCAGTCCGCGCAGGCGCGCATCGCCGGGCCGCCCCCATCGACCCCACGCCCGCGCGCGCAGGCCGCGTCCGGTCAGCACCACGCCGTCGTCCCCGGCACTCATCGTCACGTCGGCGGGCATCGTCTGCGCGGCCTGCGCGATCAGCCGTGCGATCACCGCGCGCCGCTGCACCGTCGCGGCGCGCAGTGCGAGGCGCATCATCCGTTCCTCGATCCTGCTCATTCCACCGCCTCCGTGCGCAGCACCATGCGGTCGCGCCGCACCGGGTCGATCTCGATCGACCGCAGCGCCATCACGCCGCCGCGCCAGCGCAGCCGGTCGCCCAGCGCAAGCTCGCGCCGCCGCATCGTCACCCGCCAGCGTCGCCGCGCATCCCGCCGTTCCGCCGCCAACTCCGGCCCGTGGCCGTCGGTGGTGATCGCCGCCCACGCCGCGTCCACCACCGCCCACAACGGATCGACGCCGCCATATTCGTCGGCTGCGCTTCCCTGCCGCTCGATAATGACGCGCTCCGTCATGCTGCTCGCCAGCCCCCCGCCCATCGCCCGTCTCCTCAACCCAGCCGCATGCGGCGATACGGACGCCACAGCGCCGCCACCGCCGCCGGCGGCCCCGCCTCCCCGGCGGCATCGCGATGGGCATGGAGATGCGCCACCAGCCTAACCACGCCCTGGCGCAGCGGCTCGGGAACGCCGTTCCAGTCGGTCGCCATCCCCGCCTCGTACCGCACCAGCACGCGCCGCGCGGTGCCAGGCGCCGAAACCCGCACCCAGCCGTCGCCCGCCGCGTCGATGTCTACGGCATAGGCGTCCCCCGGCAGCGCAAGGCCACCGCCGCCCGCCGCCGGAACACCCTCCACCGTCGTGATGGCGCGCACCGGCGTGCGCGACAGCCGCCGCCAGCTTTCCGACGCCGGCGCCATCTCCATCACCGGCCGGGCGAGCAGCGTCTGCCCGGTGAACGCCTCGCACAATGCCGTCGCGGTGCGGATCAGGCCGCCGAGCAGCGCCTCTTCCTCCACCCCGTCGATGCGCAGATAGGCTTTCACCTCGGCCAGTCCGACGACCAGCGCGCCGGGCGGCTCCTCCACCATTCCGCTCATCGTTCCTCCACCCGCAATGTGATGCTGCGGTCGTCGCTGCGTCCGTCGGACAGCGTCACCCGGTTACGCACGCGATAGACATGGCCGGCCCTGCCGCCGCTCAAATTCGCGGCGGTGCGCGTCGCCCCGGCCGGAACCGGCGCGGCGCTGACGCCGCCTTCCTCCAACGGTTCGACCGACCACTGGCTGTCGGTGATGCTCTGGCCGTCCAGATAGCCCGCCGACCAGTCGATGGTGTAATCCAGCTGGGCGTCCGGGTCTTTGAGATAGGGGTTCATGTCGCCGCCCTCCTCAAGCCGGATCGCTGATCTCGATGCCCCAGGCGGCAAAGCTGACGGTGCCGCCGCTGGCCAGCGTGCTTGACGGGCAGGTGGTGAGGTAAAGGATGCGGGCACCGCTATCGTCCAGCAGCGCGACGTGGCTGGCCGTTCCCGGCGTCGTCACGCTCACCCCCGGCTTTGCCGCGACATTCAGCCGCCGCCCCGAAACGCTGCCGGCGGCCAGCGAAAAATCGCCGCTCGCTACCGCCGTGCTGGCCAGCGCCGCCGTCACCGCCGCGGCATAGGAGCTGGGGGCAGAAGGCAACGCCACCATGGACTGAGCGGACGCACTGATGATCGCCAACGCGCCGTCGAGCACGTCGGCATGAACCGACTTGGCCATGTCTTTCTCCTGTGTTGCAAAGCTGGCGGGCAGTGCCGCCGCGTCAGTCGGCGCGGATCGCCGTTGTGCGCATCTCGCTGACGATCGCGGTGACGCGACTGGTGGCGTGCGGCGTGCCGGCCGGATCGCCCAGCAGCACCGGGCTGTTCCCGATGACGTGAAACCCGCCCGCCGGTGCCAGCAGTCCGCCCACCGTCAGCACGGCGTCGCCGCGCACGCTGACCACGCCCGCGTCGGCCTGGATGGTGCCCGCCGCGACCAGCAGCGCGACGCCCGACAACAGCGACAGTCCGCCACCGGGCGAAAGCAGCGTCGCCACGACCAGCGCGGCCTCGCCACCCACCGCCGACGATCCACCGGCCACCGCCAGTCCGATCTCGGTGGCCGCGCGCTCATAGACGCCCGCCGCGCCGCTGCCGTCGTCGCGGCGCGGCTGGCCATCCAGGTCATAGGCCAGCGCCTGCAGCCCCGCCGGCACCCGGCCATAGCCAGGGTTGCTTTCGCCGGTCAGATGATAATCGCCTCCGCCGACAGCGGCGGCGCCGCCCTTGTTGTCGACATAGGCGGGCGTCGCCGACGCCGTGCTCGACGGCTCCCAATATTCGCCCAGCCATGATGTCGCCGCCGGCACGGTATCGCCGCCCGCCGTGCTGCCGCCCGCGACATTGCCTTTGGCGCCGACGCTATGGCGCATCGCCCAGTTGCCGACCCGCCCCGTCGCGGTCGTGGTGCCGGTGAACAAGTCGCCCTTGGCGTTGAAGTCGTCGAACAGATTGAAGCGCAGCGTGGCGCGCTTCTTCTTGCCGACCGCTCCGGCGACATCGGCATAAGCGATATTTAAGCGGCCGACCGTGTCCGTGCCGGGCAGCGTGTTGTGCTGAAGCACGATATTGTCGATCTCGTTGACCGCCCCGTCGCCGCTGATCTGGATGGCGGCCGCCGACGCGCCATTGGCCCGTTCCAGGACATTCTGGACGATCGCGGCGCCGCGCACATAATCCTGCGAATGAACGATCGGCGATGCCACCCGCGCGTCGAGCAGACGATTATTGGCGATCACCACCCCGTCCGCCGGATCGACCTGCGTATAGGTCGCCCGGTTATATTCGCCCAGGCTGCCGCGCCTGAAGTCGCAGCCGACCAGCGCGCCCACCGGCAGGACCGAAAAGTTGGTCGACGCATCAACGCAGACGCAGCCCAGCGCCAGCGCCCACTGCGTCCGGGTCGCGGCATAGGCATTATAGAATGGCGACTGCGATCCATGCGACATCCCGCTGATCGTCACATTCCGCCAATATGTCAGGCCCTGCCGGTAATTGATCGGCACGGAGCCGGTGGTCTGGCTCAGGGTGATCCCGTCATAGACCGCGACATTGTTGTTGGCGTTCGACCCGCCGTCGAGGTGGAACGCACCCTGCACCGCGATCGGCACGCACCAGCGCAGCATGGAGGATGTCGCCCGCGTCGCGGTCAGCGACATGCTCGCCGCAGCGCTGTTCAGCGGGTCGGCTTCAATCGTCGTCAGGCAATTGCCCGCCACCGGGTTCATTGCGGCGGCCGGCTCATGCGCCACCGCACCGCCCGCGCCGTCGTCCATCAGGCGAACCGTCGCGCCGCTATGGTCGTTATGGCCACGGTTGGCGTTGTTCCATGCCGGCAGCGCGGCGAGGGCGGCGTTGATCGTCGGGAACGGCGTGGCGCGCGCCGCCGCCGGGTCGGCCGACACCACCCCGCCGGTGACGCCTGCCTTCACATAGGCATAGGCGCCGCCATAGCCGCCGGTGCGGTCGTTCAGGAAACGCAGCCGAGTTTGCGCCTGCGCGGTCGGCCAGGCGACGCCATCGGTGTCGAGGTCAAGCACAGCGCCGGCATCGCCGATCCACGGATATATCCGGGCATTGACCTGGCAGACCTGCCCCTGCGCCAGATCGGCAAGCGGGATAGCGGCCTTCCACGCCTCGACGCGAAACCCTTTCGTCTGGAAATCCGACAGCGCCGGCAGGCTCGCCACCTGCATCGCCGCAACGCCGCTGCCCGCGTCCCGGGCGGTGAACTCCACCCGCGCGACCTGTCGGCCCAGCATGGCATGGCGATGATAGGCCACCGCCTCGACCGCGAAGCTTGGCGCCGTTGCCCGTTCATGCTGTGCATTCAGCCATGCGAACAGCGGCTTGGGATAGGCGCGCGTCGAACCGTTGACGATGCTGGCCGGCGATCCCGCGTTCGTGCCTGGATAGACGCCGCCGCCGATGCTGGCCGCCACGATGGTCGATCCGGCATAAATATCGTCGTCCAGCGAAAAGCTGGCCTTGAGGTTGCCGCCCTCGCTCACCACCAGTGGGGTCGCATGGTTGGGATATTGCCGCCGCAGCACCGCGCCGCCGCGTATCGTGCGTGTGCGCGTGACGCTGCCGGCGGCGTCGAACCCCGGATCCTGGACCGTCAGCACCACCTGCGCCGGATCGAATGTCCCGCCCGGCGCCAGCCCCTCGATCACCAGTTCGGCGACCCAGCCATTGCCGTCGATCCCGACGCCACCGGCGTCTGGATCGATCGGCGTCGCGCCCGTGACCGTCAGGCCAAGAAGATCGCCCGTCGCCATCGCCCACCCCACGAAAAAGGCCGCGCGAGGATTGCCCCCCACGCGGCCGCATCAACCCTCGCCCGATCGTCAGCTTGCCGAAAATTTCAGCAGCTTGATCGCCTCCGAATTGCTCACCGTGCCGCCAACGCGCTTGACGGCATAAAAGTGGACGAACGGCTTGTTGGTGAACGGGTCGCGCAGGATCTGAGTCTCGCTGCGTTCGGCGATCAGATAGCCCGCCTTGAAGTTGCCGAACGCCACCGACACGCTGTCGGCCGCAACGTCGGGCATGTCCTCGGCCTCGATCACCGGATAGCCCAGCAGCGTCGCCGGCTGGCCTTCGGCCATCGACGGCTGCCAGATGAACGCCCCATCCGTCGTCTTCATCTTGCGGATGCGCGCCAGCGTCGACGAATTCATCACGAACGACGCCCCCTGCCGGTATCCGGGGCGCAGCGCATGGACCAGGTCGACCAGCCTGTCCTGCGGGTTGCTCGCCGCAAACGCCCCCGCCGTGCCCGTCGCCAGATATTGCAGCGTGCCGAACGGCCGCACGCCGTCGGCGGTCGTCGCGGTCGGGGCCGACAGGAAGCCGCGCGGCCGGTTGGTACCGTTGCCCGACACAAAGGCGCTGCCTTCGGCCCTGGCGAACTCGGTCGCGATCTCGCCCGCCAGCCAGGTTTCCAGGTCGAACGCTGCATCGTCCAGCATCGCCTGGCTTGCCGCCGGATTGGCATAAAGATCGCCCATCGGCGGTGCGATCTCGGCAAAGCTCGGCGTGCCGGTTTCCGGCCTTGCCGCCGTCTCGGCCGCCCAGCCCGACGCGACGCCGCCCTGCGTCACCAGCTTGCGATAGCCGGCGCTGCCGACCTTGACGACATT